TGGTCCCGCATGGGTGGACTACGGAGGATCAAAAGGCGTATCGCCGGATGATTACTGTGGTCGACCAAGGCTGCGTGCATTTGACGGCCGCCCTTAAGACGGAATTGTTCGCCCTGTTGTCACTGACGACGGGACGAATGTCCGCATGGGCGGTTGTACACGAGCGTTGGTACACCCTCACCAATAAGCCCATTTGGCAGGCTGTTGCTGCGGCCTTTTCACTCCTATGTGGAAAAGAGGCCCCGGAGCAGCTGAGCTTTATGGATGCTGCGTCTGATGAGATTTTGAAAATCGGTCAGGCGCAAAGAAGATCAATCAATCGAATCACCGCGCCCCAGGAGGAACAAGACCTGGGGGAGTCGATGATCATTGACGATCAAAACGGTTTCATGCCCATTGTGGGAGAAGTGTTCTATAACTTCACTGAGGTCGTGGCGTCGCAGGTCAATGTCACGCAAGTGGCAGAGGCTATGACGGATGCATGGACCAGCAAATGGTCCTTCGGGTTTTGGTTGCTTTGCTACCTCATTTGCATTCGCTTTTTCGTTTACGTCGTCGGGTTTATCCTGGCGGTTGTGAAAGATTACGCGAATGTCTTTTGGGGTGCGGTGACTGGCCTGGGGGGCATGTTGGCCACTTGTTTCAGGTGGCTGATGCTAGTCCGCGATGCCAAAGTTTTGGAGAAAGACGACATTCAGTTTGTCTTTGCTCCGGAGGAACCCCCCATGAGAGTTATGCAGCTGAAAAGTGTGGCTGACATTGTGGGTGAGGTTGCGGTACAGGGGTCCGTCCCTGTGCCGGTGGAGGCTCCCGCTTGTGTAGCTACCTTTTTGTACTTCGATCCGGACACCCAGAAATTTTTATCTATGGGCGGATTGACGTATGTGAAGGTGGAGACCTCCACGGGGATGAAGATGTATCTCATGACCGCCGTACACGTCCCCGACGAGTTTGGTTTTTCGTGCCGCAATTATTGGGCCGGACGACTCGTTGGGTCGAAGTGGGTGGTTAGCAGCTTGACCGAGAGCAAGATTGCCTGGATGACTGCAAGGAATTCTGGGGATGTGCTTTTGATTGAGCCGCCGGCCAGGTTGGCCGGAGATCTCCAACTCTCCCCGGTTTCCATCCGCGTCCCGCGCATCCATCAAGTGGTGAGTATCTACTACCACAATGGTGGATGCATGGTTCGAGCGATGGGAACCGTTGCGAAAGCTAGGGCTGGATTGTGCCTGAAGAATGGCCTGGAGACCACGACGACCACCGTCAAAGGAGCGTCTGGAGCCGGGTTGTTTCAAACGATCGGAGGAAAGATGTATGTTGTCGCTGTTCACAGAGGCAATGTGCGAGACACTCAGGTGAATATTGCCCACGCGGTCCCGCAGTTAGCTGGGCTGCCGCGATTGAAGCACGAGGTGTCGTCCTCCACGGAGACGTATAACTCCGATGACGAGAGTGCCATCTATTCTGATGAAGCACTTCGTGAAAGAAACGACCGCTCTTGGGATGAACAGAACTTCACTTATCGCATTGGATTTTCCAGCGACGAGGAGGACATTTATGAACAATTGCGCTACACACGCTCGCTGATAGCGAACGCCCAGGGAAAGTACGATCTCGGGGCGGAGCGTGGTGTTGGACAGTTTGACACAGACTCTGAGTCCGGGGTAGAGCCGATTCAAGGCCATCCCACCCAGGGTTTTCAGAAGGACCGCGAGGCTCCGGTCAGACAAAGTACACCTCTTTCATCAGAGCGCTCGATCATGGAGAAACCGCAAGGCGACTCCGTGCAGAGTGCCAATTCCAACGTGGAGATTCCCAGATTGTCCTTGACGACGGATTTGGGCTTGAGTCAGTCGGACGATTCGTCCCACTCAGGCCCCAAACGCCTGCTCGAGGAAAGAACAGAATTGTTGAGACGCTGCGAAAGTTTGCAACAACAGCTGGAGGCCCACAAGGCCGAGAAGCTGCGACGCGAAGTGAAGGAGGAAGCGGAACGAGTGAAGAACTTGGAAAGGCTGAAGGAAGCAACGGCTCTAGTACAGGAGACAAACAAGGAACGCAAGGCGCAGAACGTCGCGCATTCTCAGGAAGTGGTCAAGCTACAGCGAGAGCTCAAGGCTCTGCGTGGCAAGAAACATGCCGGGAAAAAGACGCCAACGCCCCCTGTGGCCAATGTGACGGATGCTCAAGTGCAGCAAGCGCTTTCGGCGATGTTATCAAAGCAGTCACAGGCTTCTGCGCCCCCCCAAGGGGATCCGCAGAAGAATACGTGAGCCTTCGGGTTCACGTTGGGCGATCGCCCGCACATGGCCAGCACTTCATCCCGAGTGCTGACCAGCGGGCAAAGGTTGTGGCGAGTGTGGCATCACGCTTGCCGTGCGTCCCTTTTGATGACGCGCCAACAGATGAGGAATTAGTCCGCCTCACCGAGAAGTTTCTCGCCGGCTCCCATGTGAATTGGGCCGGAGGACCGGGTTACCCTTTCCAGACGAGGTGGGCAACAAACCGCGAGGTCATTGAGTTTGATTATGTCGAGTTCGTGTCGTGCGTGGTGAGCCTGCTCCAGATGTTGAGGGATGTCCCTGAGGAACACTTGCAGACCCTTGACGCCTTGACGGCGTACCTTGGGGGCCTTGCTTGGCCTGAGCGGGTGTTTATTAAGAATGAACCACATTCGGAGAAGAAGATGACGGAGGAACGTTTTCGACTGATAATCTCCGATTCATTTGTTGTGTCTACTGCGCACGCTGTTTTATTGCAGCCGTGGCTTGACGCGATGGTGGATTCTCATGCCTCGATCGGAGCGAAGCCCGGAATGGGCCTTAACCAGTTGGGGATTGAGCAAGTGTGGGATTGGGTGCAGAAAGCCGCTGAGGTGCACCATGTACTGAATTCAAACGATGTTAGTATGTGGGACTTTAGTGTGCAGATGTGGTTGCTGGATATGTCGTCTGACGTCTATGTTTTAGGTCGAAAGGCCGAAGGATTGTGGAAGAGGATGATAAAGAACGCATACACGTTGCATCCAGACGCTCTCATAGTATTGTCTGATGGAAGAACATTCCGGAAGATCAGAAAAGGGGGCGTCTCAACGGGGAGCCGTGCGACAGCTGCTGGAAATTCTGTACAACGTCTGTGTTTGCAGGAAGTGAAGTACTGCGCGGTTGGCCTTCCTATTATCCCCACGGCCGGAGCGGCCATGGGTGATGATTGCGTGGAGAGCCTGTTACCCGAAGGGGAGCCACAGCAAGTAGCCGCCTATGCGAGGATGGGTTTTAAACTCACCGACCTGATGGTTGTGAAAGCGGGCACTCCTTTCGACTTCTGTTCCCATCTTTTTGTGAGTAGGACAGTGGCGATACCAACGGCATGGCAGCGTACGCTATGGAGGCTT